GATGTGCCACTTGAACCACTCGTTCCAGTTGTTCCACTAGAACCATTAGTACCACTGCTTCCGCTAGTTCCATTAGTTCCACTAGTTCCATTAGAACCATGAGTTCCAGATGTACCACTAGTTCCACTACTTGCAGAAGTACCAGAACTACCGCTCGAACCAGATGTTCCATTAGTTCCTGATGTACCAGAGGAACCTGATGAACCTGCTGTACCTGAACTTCCTGCAGTACCAGAACTACCAGATGAACCAGACGATCCACTAGTAGCGCTTGTTCCAGAACTACCAGAAGTGCCTGAAGTTCCAGAAGAACCAGATGTACCACTTGATCCTGATGTACCACTTGATCCTGCAGTACCAGATGTACCAGAGGAACCTGATGTACCGCTTGAACCAGATGATCCAGCAGTGCCAGATGTACCTGAAGATCCAGAGCTACCACTAGTTCCAGTTGTTCCTGATGAACCACTACTTCCAGATGTTCCGCTGCTACCTGCAGTTCCAGATGAACCAGCAGTTCCTGAGCTTCCATTAGTTCCTGATGTGCCAGAAGTTGCACTACTACCAGATGTTCCTGCGGTACCATTACCACCTGAAGCACCTGCTAGATTTATTGTCCAGCTTGAATATGTTCCACTACCAGTGAATATTCCATTAGATGTAACATTTAATTGTCCTGTTCCTGGGTTATATCCAGTCACTGTAGCTTCAAAGTTATTACTTCCATCATAAGCAATAATAACAACCTGGGCTATTGTATATGAAAGACCTGTATCAGTTGTAATAGTGTAGGTTTGCCCTGCTCCAGTGGGAATTGTTAAAGATGTAACAGAATTTCCAATATAATCTGCTGATGAACCAGAAGATCCTGATGTACCAGAAGTTGCAGATGTGCCAGAAGAACCAGAAGATGCAGATGTTCCAGAGGAGCCATTTGTACCTGAAGTACCAGAGGAACCTGAACTACCAGATGTACCTGACGTACCTGTTGTACCAGAGCTACCACTTGTTCCTGATGAGCCAGAAGATCCTGCTGTTCCACTAGTTCCACTACTTCCAGAAGTGCCACTAGAACCACTAGTACCAGAACTACCAGAACTTCCATCACTACCACTACTTCCACTTGTACCTGATGTCCCACTAGAACCAGAAGTTCCAGAAGATCCACTCGTTCCTGAGGAACCAGACGTACCGTTAGATCCATTTACACCAGATGTTCCACTAGTGCCATTACTGCCACTAGATCCAGATGTACCAGATGATCCATCAGTTCCACTAGAACCAGATGTACCTTTGGTACCACTAGATCCAGAAGTAGCAGAACTACCTGAACTTCCAGAGCTACCAGAAGAACCAGATGTACCAGAACTTCCACTAATTCCAGAGGTACCATTTGCACCTGATGTACCAGAGGTTCCGTTTTTTCCACTACTACCACTACTACCTGCAGTTCCTGAGGAACCTTTTATCTCACAGATTTTTTCATCTAGTTTTTCAATGACTACAGTGAGTGTATCACAGGTTTGAACTCCCGTGCAAGGGAGATTGGGCCCGTCATACTTTATTTTATTAGAACCAGTGAGTTCAGGATTACAAGGATCACAATTATGTTTGTGCATTAGTTTTTTACATTAAGGAATGTACATTATGTAGTAACATCCAAGACCAGGTTGAATATTAGGATGGGACAATCCACCTCCTGCAGAACCAATCGAAACACTTACAGACACACCTGTGCTTGCTGAGTTTGTAGTTGCAGAAGAACTTTTTGTACCAGCTTGATTCATGTAATCAGCAACCGCTCCTGGCTCATCTGGATCAGAAAATCCAGGTGCATATGCAAGAGTGTGTGTATGTCCAGGATCAGTTACAGAAGCTGAAGCTGAGTGAGAGTGTGAAGGGATTTGATTAGTAGTGAGAGTGATTGCGTTAGCACCTTGTGTTCCAAGAAGAACATAGTTAGGATTACCAGACACTGCAGGATCAACTGCAGGGTTCATAGCTCCACCACCCATACCTGTTGTAACACCAACTGGTACACGTCCTCTTTTATCAGGAGTACCATTTAGACCGTTACACAAATATATTTTTTCCCAGTCACCAATACCAGCACCTGTACCATCAAATTTACCTGCTAAATTATCATAAAACTCCACTGCTACATAAGGTATCATTTTATTGTAATACTTAGTATTAGTTCCAACACTAGCTAAATAGGCAGAAATAAGAGAATTGAGATCTGCAAGCTTTACATAGTTAGTGTTAACGTTTAGAGCAAGAGCATCAAGTTCAACCTCTAAGCCACAAATCTTATTGATAGCTGCCTGAAGGATGGCATGTGTTCCAGAAGAACCAGTTACACCAGTGAGACATCCTACAGTGTAAGGTCCTTCTAATGCAGCAACATCAGCTTCTACAGCAGTGAGTCTTGTATCAAGCTCACATATTGCCTTTATTAAAGCGTTAATAACATTAGGAAGAGTAAGATCCTCACATTCAACTAGGTTTTTATTTACAATTTCACATATAATAAGAGGGTCAATAGTAAGGACAATACCCTCACCATTTAACGTAGATGTAAGAAATGTAATCAATGCTTGCTCTACATATGAAAGAGAATCACCAGTTTGGATTCCCAAAACTGGAACATCTACACCCGTATATCTAACGCATTGATCTGATACAGTTTCTGCACAGCCATTAAAGCAATTTGAACAAATGTTGGACATTTATTTATATTTTAAAAGTTTAACTCTGCTTGCGATCATATTCACTGTGAACTCAGCAGCATAATCGGGGTTACAATACTTATAGGTGAGGATTCTCCTATAGTTTAAAAGATCTAAAATTGCTCCACCAGGTACAGGTTGGTTTAAAATAAACACAACATTGTTGTACAAATTGTTAGCTAGCTCAGCCATTCTACAATCTATTTCTGCAATTAAAGCAGGAATGCTTGCGCACTCTGGACAATGTGTAAGTCTAGGTGATAACATTTTTTATAAAGTTTTTTACTCTTTTAACAGCAGCATTACAAGCTGCGCAAAGACCATTAATTAATTGACATCCACATCCTACATTAGCTCCACAGTTTCTACACTTTGCCATATTAGTAAAAGTTTATAACGTAATTATTTCCAGAACATCCACAATTATTTTTAAGGAAATTGTCAAGCATAATGTTTGCTTGATTATAAAGTTTCATGGATACATCGATAGCACAATTGTTAGCAGCGGCAATAGATCCTTGAATAAAGAAATAGATAGAGGTGAGATCCACCTTTGCTTGTGTTTTAATAGCTCTATCACATTCCATCATATCAAGCTTCATAAATGCATTATCAAACTTTTCTTGAAGTCTGTCAACACGCACAATAGACTTTTCTACAAAGTTTAAATATGCAGGTGCTACAGAATATTTCAAACGGTATACACCGTCAGGAAGTGGTTCGTACACTCCTACAGGACTTATACCTAGGTTTGATGTTGTAAATATATTGAAGTCATTAACGCTGAATGGTTTAACCACTGTACCAAAACCAGGAACATCAATTTCAATGGTTGCTCCAGAAACAACAGGAGGATCTGTAGGATAGACAGATGCATCAGCAACACCTAGTGTTTGCACATTATATGTAGGGATTACTAATATGTCTAATTTTAAATCTGGCATGTTGTTCTAAATAAATAAGCCAGAGGATTGAGTGTTATCCTCTCACCTCTGGCTTAGGTTATATAATGTTTGTATATCTCTACCTACCTATTACGGAATCAAAGTTGTAGTGGTAGAAGTAGAAGGCCATATAGTGGTGGTTGTTGATGTAGTGGTTACACATGGTAAGTTATCAGCACTTACAGCACCCAAACCAGCAACAAGAACAGCCTCAATAGCAGTAGCTATTGCACTACCGCTTTCAACAGCGATAATTACAGTGCTATCTTCATAGATATAATCACCCCACTGATAAGCAGATTTGTCGAGTTCATTGAACTTAATGTAGTAAGTGTCATAGCTAGTGCCATCGCTTACCCATGATTCAAAGTTCTCGTTGTAACCACCCATCCTATAGAGATGCTTCAAGTAACCAGCTTGGTAGCTGTAGAAGTTCTTTTCCAATTGTGCAATCTCAGCAGAAGTACCTACAGCATAAGAAGAACGCTGTATAATCACTGGATCAGCAACAACGTTACAAGCATCTGCTACGATGAAGTCAGCAGTGGTTGCAGGTCCACTGTACACGAATGTACGGAACCACATTCTGTCATATTCAAAAGGAAACGCTGCAACATCACAAGGCTGACCATATTTAGTCAATGGTTTACCAGTGATACGCAAAAATGCGTCTTGATCGTTACCAATCCTTTGGAATTGATAGAAGTCAGAGAAAGTGATGTTGTCTGGGTTGTTACCAGGAGCCTGAAGATTGAAGTGATAAATGATATCATCAATCAAGGCAGGGATGTCAACCAAGCTACAAGGATCACCACCACAATCGCAACAAGGTGCGTTTACAGTGATAGAGCGAGTGAAGCCATTGAAATACAATGTATCCAAATAGCTAGAGTGAGCACGCAAAGTGATAGTAACGATGTCACCACACTGTACGTTCCAGTTAACCACATCTGTAACTTGAGTTACAGGAGTAGGACAACCAGCCACTTTATACCATTCAGTTACGTTGCTGTTGCAACCAGATCCTGAAGGACAGCCTTTAATCTTATCAGAACGCTTAGAGCCTTGCAGATAAGTGTTAGTACGGCCCTGCGCAATATAAAAGTAAGGAGCAGCTGCGATGTTTGCAGCTGTAGCCAAAGTGTAGTCATTTCTGAAAATGCCCACTTGGCCAGCGCTCAAATTTTGCGTAGATCCAGAACTAGGGAGCGCAGATTGCCCTACTGGTACTACGAAGAGCGTAGTTAATGAAAAATCAGCCATTTTGCTTTATTTTAAATGATTAAAAAACTTATTCGTTTGTCTGTATTCTGAACTGTGCGCTTTGGACAGCAGCAGCGTTCTCTGTATACATGGCAAGGTTTTGTACTGTTAAATCTAAAAGCTCATCCTCTAGATAGAGCTCAAGCTCACAGTCTTGGTCAAATGATGGTTCACCGTCTAACATAATGTATCCAGTCTTGTTAATGTACAAAGGATATCTCATGTAGGACATATAAATCTTACTTGGAGTGAATGTACCATCTGTGAAGATGGATATTTCATCTGTAGAAAGGAAGTTGAATGTCTCTTGGTATTCGAAAGAAGGTTTATAGTGATCGTTATTCAGGATGAACTGAAGGTCACCGTGTTTAGCCAAGTCTCTGTTAATCCAGATCTTTCTATCCTTACACACCCCCTTGTCAGCCAGTACATATGCATCTATGTAGAACATATACTTAGGAACAAGGAGATGTAGATTAGCAAACCATTGATGTAGTTCTTCGTTCTTGAGAGTGAGATCAAGAGGTTGATTGTTATAGGTTACGACTAAGCTTTGTAGGTCCTCATAACGCTTCTTAAAAGCGTCAAGTCCCATACCACTCACTACACTAAAACCATCAACCTTTTGTTTTATCAGCTTTATCTGAGCCTCATTGAGGGCCAGAATCTTATCTTCTAAGTTTATCTGCTGGTGAATATTTGTTGATAGTTTATTTAGTTTTTGGTCTATCTTGTATAATAAACTATCTACTGGTATCATACTGCAGCTAATTTCTTAGTTTTCAGCTTACCTTCGAGAGTCAAGAGTAAGTCTTGATTGTCATCATCAGCAAGCAATTTAATTAAATCATCTTCATCCTTAGCTATTTCAAACTCACCTTCATAAATTTTACCATTAGGTCTAGACCTGTATATTGAATGAGTGAGAGCTTGCTTCACTAAGTCTTTGATATGGAGTAAGTTATCCTTCATGTCTGCAAAGCGTGTAAACACTTCAACAGGATTAAGGCCCTGATACTTACCGTTTTTAAATTCGGTTTGTTTAAGGACATTGTCTACAAGGTTGTAAACTGCTTCCTCTTTAGTATCATCTGTTACAGGTAGTCCCAACAATCTTGCCACTTTTCTTTTTCTCTCAGGAGTCATAGTATCAAACTTGACAATAGCCTTGTTGATTAGTTGCTTTTTCTTGAACATCACTGCGTTTTCAATATCCTCGTCAGCCACATAAAATTGTATGTCTGCAGGAAACTCACCACGCTCCCAAGCTTGATAACTGGAAGCAATTGTTGGATGAACACGCAACCAAGAAAATGCTAGTTCCTGAAAAGGAAGAGAAAGATCAAAGTAGTTATCACCATCTAGAAGCTTTACAGGTTGAACATGTAAAGAATCATCGTTAGAGGTGGACAATCCATAGTTCCAAAACTGTGAACGAGGACCTAAGTCAACATCACCAAGTGCAGATTGTAGCTTTTCTTTTAGAGCTGTTACACGTTCAATCTCCATTTCTCTTTCTAGAGGATCAGAGATTCTACGAATGTAAGCAGCATTAGGATCAAGTCCTGTTCTGTACTGACCATCAAGTTCCTTGTAAGGATACTTAAATACCCCTGTTCCAGGGATACGCGTAAGCCCTCTTAGTGAAAGACCACCTTGCATTGTCTGAAGTTGTGAGTTGTTATACTCTTTCTTAATAGTTGAGATTTTACCTAACTTACCCATATGTAGTTTATTTATTTGGTTTATTTGCAGAGTGGTCCCATTGAAAGGAATGCGATTGGGAGACACCCCAGTCCATCACTCTGTAGTTTGAGAAGAGCTCCCCCACTCTGAAAGTGGGGGGCAATCTCTTCTCGGTATTTGTGGTCTAAGGATACTATCCTTAGAGTGGAGGCTTAGAATTGTGGTATTTCCTCAATAAGAACTGTACGAGACAAGTCTTCGATAAATACATCACAACGGTCCTTCATCCAGATTTCATATCCTGGGAATTTATTTGCAGAGCTCATACCCTGAGACTTAGCAAAGCCTAAGTGGTGACGAGTTCCATCGATATAACCCCAAGTCATAGAAGGTGCACCCTTCATACGAACTTCACGGATGTTGTTAACCATAGAACCATCAGACATTGGAGACACGTCAAATACCATGAATACTGGAGTGCTCTTCTTGTTCTGACCAAATTCTAGATTAGATTGAGGCAGGTCAAGTTCTTTCAAGTGAATAAGTTCAACACGACCAGTCTCACGTGTAACCATTGCATCGAATGCAAAGTTGTAAGTGATGTGTTGTCCTTCTCCTTGCATGTAACGATTTCCAGAATCAGCCATGAAAGTCAAACCACTGTTCAAAGCGTCTGTTTTCAAAGCTTGTTGGAATACGTCAAAACCTGCTTCGTTAGTATACATTTTAACTCTCCTGTCCTTAACATCAACCCTTCTGTAGAAGAGATCACCAAAGACAGCACGAATCAAGTTTGCAGTGAATTCACCACGGTTGTATTGAACAAGGTTACCGTTGTTACGCATTCTGTGGTAAACACCAGCAGATGTACGCTTCAACTCTTGCTTAGTACCGTTTGTTTTAACAGTGCCTGGGCGAGACCAAATCATACGCTTAACTTTCAATTCAAGCATAGACTTTCTCATCCAGAACTCAATGAATGGTTCCCACTTAACATCATTCCTAGTCAAAGGAAGTTGGTTCCTACGCTGTGGAGCGTAAACCAAGATGTCCAATGGACGACCAGCTGAATCTCTCATCATTTTGTCATCAGCCCACTCAGTGATCTTGTGCTCAAAACCATATGCAGAACCAAGAGATTCAAACATTGTGATTTGCTCACCAAGACGAGGAAGACCCAACAAATCTTGATCGAATTCACCAATCGCAGCATCAACCAACTCAAGTTCAATACCCACTTGCAAGAAGGTTGGGCTAACGAAGTCTACAGTTGGATTATCTGTAACCAAAGTGAAGCTATAAAGGAAGCCCATGTTCCAAGGAACTGGATCCTTAATAACGTAAAAACGAGGACCATACTGACGGCTACCAACAGAAACGATTGCGTTCTTAGAGAACTCGTTTGTGTCAAGAACCAATTGGAACTCTTGACCATCGATACCAGGCTTGCTCAATTCTTGAGTGGAAGCTGGAACATCAATGATTTTAGGGAATTTGTACGGAACAGCTACTTGCCATTTCCAAGCATCGCTATTATTATCAATGTAATAAGGCGTGCTTTTGTTGATCATGTCAAGAAAGTCGTTGCTGTAAAGAGAGCTCTGTGTATAGAGGCTGATGATTTTCTTGTCGTAATCAGCAGGCTCAGTAGAGTGAAAGCTCTCCAGGTGGTTAGCGTCAGTTAGCTTACCCACAGCACGCTTGTCCATAGATGCGACACGAGCATACGTGAAGCCAGTTAGACCTGGGATTGTTTGAATTGCCATTTTGTTATCCTTTTATTTATTAAAGTTTATAAGAACCATGAATTTTGTTTAGAAGGCTGAGTGCTACCTGTTGTCTTAGACTTAGTAACTTGTCTAGCCACTTCCCCAAACAGTTCGTTAGATTTTTTTGTAACGCCTGTTTTTTGAATGGTAGATAATGTAGGATCCTTTTCCAAGATTTTGAGTAGTAAAGCAACCTTCACTTTAGTTGCATGATTCTCAGGTCTTTTCAATTCCAAGATGGTCTTATCGAAATCTGTAAGAGTTTCGCCAGATGCTGTCTTGTACTTATCCACCAGCAGGAAGTCTTGTAGTTCGTTAGCCAACTTAGGATTGATAGGAATACCATCAAACTCCTTGTTTTTCAGCTTATCCTGAAGGACTTGCTGAACGTTATTAACATACTGATTTTTAACAGCTTGTCTTTGTTGTAGCTCTTGCTCAGCTTTTTGCTCCATTTGAGCTAGTTTCTGTGCTTCCTTTTTAACTAACACCTTGTGGTGTTTTGTTGCTACACTTTCCAGATCGCCATAGTTTTTGAGTCTTTCTACTTCTGTACCGATGTCATCAGGCTCAAATCCTTGATCAGCTAGAGCTTGCTTAATCACTGCCACTTGATTGTTCTCTTGTGACAAGTCCATTTCAGAAAAGCTCACTACATTATTGTAAGTGCCAAAATAATCTTTTGGATTAACACCTTTTACAAATACAGCTTCGAACGCTTGTTGATAATCTTCACCAAATTGACTAATGAAGTTTTGGACCATCTCTACAGCACCTTTTTTCTTTTCATTTTGGAAACGATCAAGGAATTCTTCAGGAGTGGAAATGTTTACATCATCTTCATCCTCATCCTTTGAGAAAACACCAAGTTTGAAAAGGTCGCGAGATAGAGCTGTGAATTGACTCGTTTGCTCTTCTTCACCTTCCTCAGTTTCCTGAGTGGGTTCTTCTGTAGGTTTAGCTTCAGCAGCAGGAGCTTTCTTCTTAACAGGTTGAGGATCAACATCTTCTGTTGTTTCCTCTTCTGTATCATTGTCTCCAAGGAAGCTAGAAATCAGGTCTTGACCTGTAAGTTCTTCACCTTCTCCTTTTGGAACAATCTCCTTACCTTTTGGAACATCGGGTTTAGGACTAGGACTGGCAGGTTCAACATCTTTTACAATCTTCTGTAGATCATCAGGACTACCTGTTGACGTTTCAGGAGATAAAAGATCATTGAGAAGTTCTGCACTACCAGGACCCATTTCCATGGTGTTCTCAATACTAAAGTTGCCAAATGATGGCGTATCAAGGTTCTCAGCCATATGTAGTTTATTTTTATTGGTTTACGAAATGTAAAAATAGATGAAACGTATTGAATAGCAAAGAGTTATGGTGCTATATAAAGTGTTTTGGTTGATAATATAGCATTAATATAATTTACTCTAATCAAGTTTGTTTAGAATTGAGTCATTTATTATCCTAAAACTCCTGATTGGAGCTATATCTGTGAGTGTCACCTGTTGTATATCCACTCCCCATTTCTTAGCTTCCACCCTAACTTTCTTAGTGAGAGTGTTATCAATCTCTGGATCTATACATGCATCTAGAGGAAGAGATATAATAATGTTTTTAATGATTGACTGTGTCATATCAGCCAAGGCATCCTGAGCATCAAATACTTCCAAGAGGAATACTTTGACATCCGATATCTTATATTTAATAACACCTTTAACAACAACATTTTGTTTATCTTTTGTGTATAGAGATTGAGCAGATAGGCTTAATGTTGTAACCACCACGTGTTGCTGTACCACCTCATCTATAATTGGAAGTTTCACGTGAAATCCTGGCTTTAACACCTTTTTAAACCTACCAGCTCTTAGAAGAACTGCTTCCTCATAGTCTGGTATAATCACTGCTGGGGTTAAAAAGTTCCACCACTGAGCAAATAGGTCTATAAGTTTGTCAAACATTATTTAGTCTTTTTAGCCCTGTTCTTCGCGTTTTCTTTTGCTATGGCTAAATCATTTGCTTGGTTTTCACGGGCCACTTTTAGTTTCTCCCTTTCGATCTCAAGCTTCTGTGCATTTTGTAAGTTTTTAGATTGAATGTCAGCCATTTTAGCTTGGTAGTCTTTTGCCAGTTTGTCCTGTTGACTACTTATCTTGCTGATTTCCAATACATCAGGAACTCCTGACTCATCTGTATCAGAAAGTCCCATGCCCATAGATTTAGCCTCAGCACCAATCAAAGCTATCTCTTTCTTATTAATACGGTCAAGTTCATTCTGATAGTTATCATTAGCAATCTCTTGTTCTTTCTGAATCATGGCTTGTTGAATCTGAGCCTGTGCAATCTGGGCTTGTTGATCAGCTTGTTGCTGTTGAATCTGCAACTGTTGTTGTTGCATAGCCATTTGTTGATCACGCAAATCCTTAAACACCTTCTTCATAGCTCTCATAGACTTCGTGCTGTAGAGCTCGATTACGTCATAAAGACTTCCACCGTTCTGCATCAAAGGCTGAGCCAATTGACGAAGCTCATTAAACATTTGTGTATCTTCAGGACGATTTGTCAAGAACACCTTCAAATCACGGAACTTCAGGTCTGACCCATTTACAGAAACAAAAGCTGATTCACCTTCGCTGGTAATATAGCTTAATG